TCAACTATTGCAGCTGATGGAACACCAATTACGGTTTCTATGATTACCGCTACCGCTTCGGCTACAGCAACTACAGCAGGCGGAAATATAACTATTACATTATCAACTGCAATGCCGGCTGCTTTATATACTTTTACTTTAACCGCATGGGATAATACAGCAAGTCCCGCCGCATGGAGTGCTACTGAAACTCAATCAGCAACATTTAATTATACTGGAAGCATTAACACCTTTAATACAGCAAGTGGAGTATCAAATAATCCATCAAATTATTTTACTAGTTTATTAGTTAATATTTCAAATTTATTAGATACAATAAATAATACATTTTTTAATAAAAGTTTTTTTGTAAATTTAGGTACAAGTATTTATAATAATGCATATTTAGGTGGTGGCGCCTCCCTTGATACTATTTTAAACAGTTTATTAAATTCTACGCCACACAGCACAACCGAATATACTTTATCATCTGCCCCCTCTTTAACTACAAATATAGGTATATTACAATATAATAATAATAGTATTAGAAATACATATGATAAAAAAGCTTTAAATACTATTACTGCTAGTCCTATGCCTAATTTACGCGATGTTAATTGTATGTTATTATATAAGGATAATAGTGCAAGTTCTACATTAATAAAAACATTACAAGGATATTATGCTTGGCACAATTTATTAATTCCCAGTAACTGGAGTTCGTTTATTCAAGGTAATAATACTATAATTAATATTCCAGATATAAATGCTAATAACCTAATTATAGTTTCTGTTACCTTAAACTATAATAATGGTACTCCAGTAGTTTCTTCTATAATTCAAACTGATCCATCCTCAACTGCTTCAGCTAATACAACTTTATATTACGGAGATAATAATTTAATTACTACTATGGATAGTATTATAAATTTTATGGATCTTGCACCTGTATTAAATACAATTAATATTTATGTAATGAGACAATTGTTTTATTTATATATTCAAATGGTTCAATATAATATGGCTTGTGGGGCATACAGTTCTTTTAATGGAACGCCTTCTAGTCAAAGTTATGCATTAAATTTAATTTATAATATTGAATCACTATTAAATACTTTAGCATCTGAAAATTCTTCATTACAAAATTTACTATTAGTTACACAGAATCGCGTAAATGAATATTCCGATTCAACAAATGATATTACAAATCTTAATAATAATATATTAAGACAGAAAAGTACATTGGTTTCAAATCAATCAAAAATAAATGATCAAAATAAAAATATAGCAATTATTAGGAAATTCGAACTTGCATCAATAATTATATTGTGTGTAGTAGTTGCCGGATCGTGTGCGCTTATAATGCTCCCTATTGAATATAGTAAAAAATTAACATTCTGTTTATTATTAGTCGTTATTGCAATAATAAGTAGTTTTATAATTTCTGCTTTATTTAATAAATCAGGAATTAATACAGTTGAATATTTCCGAACGTCGCCGGCTAATATAGTGGCAAATAGTGATACTACTATAGCCCCGCATGATAATTACTTTTATGGAATTGTTTCTACTTATTTATCAAATATTATAAATAATACAACTGCATTACAATCATATAATATATATGGCAATGTAAATTATGCGCTACAAAAAGAAAAACAATATTATACTGATACAAATAAAGAAATAATAAATGTAAATGCACGCATGGATTCTGTTTATAAAATATCCTTTCTCGATCAAACACAACGAACAGCTTTAATGAACTTTTTAATGTCTGCAACGATTATTTCAGCCGCAATAGCAATGGCATATGTGGCTTTAGAGAAATATGAAAAAGCCGCGCGTTTCGTATTATATTTTGGTTTATTCTTGATATCTATTTCTCTTGCAATATATATATTAGAAGTAACACAAAGAGTACGTACAGATGGTGATAAGATTTATTGGGGTGCGCCTTCTAGTCATACATTAAATAGAATTATATAGATTTAATATTATCTAAATATAATTCTGTATGAGACTTTGTTTCTTTTTCCAAAAATCCTTCTTGAACTAATAGTGTTTTCGGTATTACATTTAAAGGATGATGTTCATTTAATAACATTTTTACAAGTATAAAGTAGAATAATAAGAGTAAAAAGCTCCAGTATAGACTGCGAGTACTTACATAAAACATTGCAAATAAAATCAAGAACTTCGAAAAGGGATGTGCTATGAGTTTTTTCTGAATATCAGTTAAATCAAACGAGACATGTCTAGAACCACTATGCATTATAAATGCTGATGCAATTCCAAAAATATCGGGGGATGTTTGCATTTTATGCTATGCTATAAAAACGTGAGATTAATATGTTACGGCACATTTGCATATTCGTCTTGAGTAATTATGTAATTAGAACCAAATTGAGGTTTAAGATTATTATGGAATTCATTACTTTTTATTAGTAATTTATCTTTATAATCTTTCAAACCTTTTTCATTGGCACAAATTTCTGCGAGAGGTAAATAAACACCTGCCTCCGGTGGAAAACTTCCAGGTGGAGTATTTGATAATGGAAGTAAAGTTACGCCGTGCTCTTCTTCTTTCTTATATATTTTATTGCTAATCGGTGCTTCTTTTATATTCGGCCGAATATGCGATGAAATCGGTAATTGCCGCGCAAATAAAAATTTATCAATAAATAATGCAAGCGTTAATATTATTATTAATACACCGGCTTCTTTATTAAATCCGAGAAATATTATACCTAAAAATAATAATAATAATAACACCCAAGACTTTTCAAATGTTTTCAATATCCATAGCGGATATGGGTTTTTAATTTGGAAAACATATAGAATAGTAAATGCTACAAGAATTCCAACAAGTAATCCGTTGAATATTGAAAGTAGATATTTCATTACTTGATAAAAAGAAAAATATTGTAAAATAGTAATGTATTGCACACTACAAGAAGCATATAATGTTCCCGCATTCGATCCTTTATCTGGAAAAAAGAAAAAAACGTGCATGAATCCACTCTCACAGCAGAATAATTCTGCTATTTCAAAAACATCCGGCCAACAATATGCCATATCTCCTGAAGATTTCGAAGCATTTAATGCATTTTTGAAAACAAAAGAATATGCAGCAGCAAAAGCTCAATATACTAAAGAAGATTTTACAAATCAACCTACAACTCCATATTCGGCACAAGGAATGGAATCAAAATTTTTTTGCAATAATTATAATATTTGCCCAAAAGTTCCAATAAATACATCTGAAAAATTTACCGAAGAATCTTCATCTCCGCCCCAAAGACAACAATGTGGATCAATTCAAGCACCAGCATATGAAATCCCAATATCCGATGCAGCAAAAGAAGAATATTCGGAAGCAATGAATATTTCATTAAGCCAAGAAAATCCAAATTTACCCGCACCAGTTCCTAAAGCCAGAACATATGATATGAATAAAGTCTCCGGATATTATGATGAAGATCTTGAACAATATTTAAAAACGAACAACTTAAATTTAAATTCCCAACAATTAGGTATTCCTACAAAACCTACAATACAACCCGGGGAGACAATACCTTTGCCAACTCCGAAAGTAGATGTAATCTCTCAGTCTATACCATATTCTAATAAACGCGAAGATACTGACGGACTTGATAATAAAAACATTATTACAAAAAGTAATAATTTATCAAAAATAGATTATATAGTAGATATTCTATTATTTGTTTTAATTGGTATTTTAATTATACTATTATGTGATCAAATATTCAGAATCGCAATGGTGTTTGGTATGCACGAAACAATGAAATTACTGAATCCATATTTGCAATCCTAAATCTTAAAATAAACGTAAAGGTATTTTTTTTTGATTTTGTTTTGTAGCTATAGCCATCTTTGGATTTGTTTTTATAACATCAGTTTTTGCCCAGGATAAATATAATACATATGTATGTGGAGGAGGTAATATTTGAACAAGAAAACCATTTGTTCTTAAAGCATCTACTACATAATTCATACATTCTTGTATATTATATAAAGGGTATCCAATAACTATTCCGGGTACTTCATAAAATGTATTTTCACCTCCATAAGAAGATACAGTACGTATTCTTCTATGACATAATTCTAATATATGATTAAAACAAATATGTCTATTTTTATTTTTTTGTTCTTTAATAGAATGTAATTCATTAAGATTAATTTGCGGAGGTAATACCATAAAATCTATATATTATACCGATAAGAATGCAGAAAAATAAAGCGAAACCAAATTTTACCCATATATCTTTTAGTGGCGGAGGATTTTGTGGGTTAATTTATTTAGGTGTTATAAGATACTTAAAACAAGAATCGATAAATAAAAACATTATGCATATCGTTGGAACATCAGTCGGGTCATTATTTGCATTATTATTGGCATTAGATATTCCATTAGATATAATGGAAAAGTATACTAAAGACTTATATGTAAATAATAATATATATATCGATATCCAATATGCTTTTAGCAATATATTAAAAGACAAGGGGTTCATTAATAGTAATATTTATACACGAAATTTTGAAACACTTTACGAGAATTTAGATAAAATGACATTTATGGATTTAGCTAAAAAGACAGGGAAAAATCTTATTATTACTGCGACATATCTAGAAACAATGGAACCTGTTTTCTTTTCAGTTGATAATACACCGAATGTTCTAATAACTGATGCAATTGAAGCATCAACAGCAATACCTTTAATAAATCCTCCAAAAAAAATAGGTAATGATTATTATATTGATGGGGGTGTTACATGTAATTCTATACCATTGATATTTGATAATGTACCTAGTGAAAATATACTTCTTTTACATTTATCCGGTAAAATAGAAATAGATAAAGAATTACTTCACAATAATCTTATTTATTATATAATAACTGTATTGACAGTTTATAATAAAAATAATACATTAATTAAAACACTTAGGGAACATTATCCTTATTATATAAAATATGATAATTTTTCATTATCAATATATCCTATGCATATTATATATAATCAATTATCATTTGATATATCAAATGAAGATATAGACAAGGCAATCGAGTATGGATACGAAGATACTCACAGTTATTTCGAACAATTAGTTTGAATAAATGTTACAATTTTCTCAGGTGTACGCTCGTCATTAAATATAATATCGGATCCATTATTTGGTGTGAAAATAATTGTAGGTACACCACTTATTTTCTTAGCATTCATTATACTGGAATTAGCAGGATCCGAAATATCAACAATTGCAAGTTTAATATTAACAGGCGGCGATGCATTATTTATAGCATACTGTAAGCTATTTGATTCAGATGACTTACCTGTCCATATAGGGCTAAATTCTTTACAATAACCACATCCTGGACTATAATAATATGTTAATGTTCCACAATTGCTTACAAACATCTCTCTTTTGCTGTTATAAAAAACTAACCCAATAAATACGGCTAATATTAGTATGCTTAAAGAATATACTATTTTTTGATTATATTTCTTCATCATCTTTATATATAAGCAAGAATTTAATTTTCATCTAGATCTAAAATTGTCGGATTTAGCGAGCGTGTTATATACCCATTCTTGTCACTCGCGCGAATCCAATATTTTATTATATAATTCTGATATTCTGATATATCTAATAATATTAATAAATTCTGATGAGGTAATACAAAATTTTGAATTAAATCCTTATGTATATTCCATAATAATACATTTATAAGTATAATACGTACATGTAAATTGCTAAATTCTCGAATATTATCAATATCACTATTATTTCTTATATTTAAGACAGTATTATCATTTAGAATTAAATTTTTATATATATCATCTTGTATATCAATACTGCATATAAATAATGATTTATATACAGATACATTTTTAAAATATTCTTCTAGTATGTTTAATTTTTCTATCATTTTTATTAAATATAAATATAACAATTCTTAAATACTATTTATTACAAAAGGGTATAAAGAAAATAATAATTACTAGTAATAAGCTGTATATTTTCGATTTATGTGGCAAGAAATATTAAAAATCGAACTAACCAAATCAGAACAGTTTGAGAAAAAAGCTAAATATTTAATAGATACATATAAATGCTTTACTGAATCTGATAAATGTGTTCCTCCAAAATGGTTAAGGAAGAAAACAGTAGAAATTAAAAGTACTACTGTTGAAAGAAAAAAAATAGGCACTAAAGAGCTATCAATTGAAGCAATAACTCGTAAAGAATTTTTATCTTTAATGAATAAATTAACTGTAAATAACAAACAGTCTATACTCAAAAATGTAGCAAATATAATAAGAAAAGATTATACACCACTTTATATAGATATTATATGGGATTTGATGCAAAGAGCACCTGAGTTTCGAACGATATATTATGAAGTATTTAAATTATTGGACAATACTATATTAATAAATAAATGGATATCTATTTGGGATATATATTATAATAATAAAAATTGGATACCACCCGATGAAATATTAAATGATAATGAAGATTATGATGAGTTTTGTGATTTTGTAAAATGGAAGAAACGTGCCTTAGCAGCCATTAATATATGGATTATGTTATATCATAAAAATATCATAGGAATACATATTATAGAATTATTAATAAAAGAAATAGTATCCGATTGTAATAATCAAATAGAACATTATATGGCGAATGAGAATGTAAACGTAAAAAAATTAGATGTTTTATTAGAACAAATAATAATATTAATAAATTTTACAAAAACTGATCAAGATGATTATTTTATTGAATTGATAAAAAAATGGATGCCACAAATAGAATTATTAAAGTCATCAACAAGATTCAAATTGTATGATATTAATGATACATTACAAGGAAAAATGAAATCTGTCTATAGGGTTAGAAAAAACAATAATGGCAACTAATGATTATAAGATTTTGATAATAGATCAATTAGATATTGTAATGAAGAAAGCTCGTAATGATAATGAAAAATTTAAAGCATTAGCATATGATAAAGTTATAAAGCAGTTAAGACTTATCGATAAGCCTATTACAACATATGATGATCTTAATCATATTAATGGTATAGGAAAAGGGATCGAGACAAAAATTAAAGAAATTCTTGCAACTGGAAAGCTACAAATCGCCGAAGATCTTATTGCAAATGAAAATGCGAATATGTCAATATATGAACAATTATTGAAAGTACACGGTATTGGGATAGTAAAAGCTCGAAATTTAATTGAAAAAAATAATATAAAATCAATAGCACAACTAAGATTGCCGGAAAATGCAAAATTATTAAACAATCAACAGAAGATTGGTTTGAAATATTATGAAGAAATCAATGAACGTATTCCCAGGACAGAAATGAAAAAACATGAAAAACTTATACTAAAAGAATTAAAAGATAAAAATGCTATAATTGTAGGTAGCTACAGGCGAGAACTAAATGACAGTGGAGATATAGATGTATTAATATCTGAAGAAAATTTTAGTGGAAGTGATCTAAAAGCAGTCGTAGAAAACCTTAAAAAATCCGGATATATTACTGATATTCTCGCATTGGGAGAACATAAATGTATGGCAGTTGTACAATTGAAATCGAAATCATATGAAAAACACCGACGCTTAGATTTGCTATTAACACCGGAGAAAGAATTTGCGACATCTGTATTATATTTTACAGGTTCTCAGAGATTTAATATAGAAATGCGGAAGATCGCATTAAGCTTAGGATATAGTTTAAGTGAACACGGTGTAAAAAAATTAAAAAAAAATATAGCTGATCCTCCTATATTTAAAACTGAAAAAGATGTATTTGATTTTTTAAAGATGAAATATGTTGAACCTAAAAATAGATGAATAAATAAAATTTTCCATCTATTGTTATAGAACAATGAATTTAGCATATATTTTATCAACTGTAATTAGCATTATTGGTATTTTCTTACTTATATTGACATATACTTATATTGATAAACTAGAGAAGACTGGATGCGATTGCTCAGTACATCCCTACAAAAAATACATCAAGGGGTATAGTATATTTGCAACTATATATATATTCTTTATGTTCCTAATACCAATGCCTGCGATTATTATCAAAGCATTCGGAAAACAAAGTGCCGGTATATTCTGGTTAGCACATATTATATTTGTTATTTTAACAATTGTATTCTTTGTCTATAGTTTAATCTATACCAGATACTTAATGAAAGAAAAATGTAAATGTAGCGAAGACGTAAGACGCGAAATACTATATTTATGGTCTTTACTTGAAGTAATTTTATTTGCATTATTATTTATAATACAAATACTCGTTTTATTAGCTGCTGTAACTATCGGCGCCGCAGTTGGTATGGTAGATATTGTATCTTCTAGTGGTAAAATTGTAGAAGAAGCAGTTATAAACCCGATAAAATCAGTAAAGAGAATACCAGGTGCTGTAAGAGGTATTCCCAATGAATTAAATAAATTCAAAAAATTTAGCAAACGTTAAATATTTAATGTTTTAGCATTACTTACTTTTTTACCACGACGCGCGTGTTGTTTAGCGTTCCCTCCATTTATAAAGATTCCATTAATATCGGCAGTATCTTCAATAATTGATGTTATTTCATCATCTGTTACGGACATAGTCTCGATACGCGATCCAGTACCATTATTCGTTTGAGCTTTTATATTTATTTCAGAATGCATACTATCTATAATATTTTCAATATCATCATCTTTTTGTTGTTGCTGCATTATTGTTGGACCACTTAATAATGATCCGACCATACTGAATAATCCACCGCCACCTCCACCTCCACCTCCCCCAGATCCCATTACATTTCCGGATACGCGACTTGGCTGTGATTGCGGGATCTGATAAGTTTGTGATTGCTGTCGAGTGGCTTCATTATATGAAGATGCACCACGATGACTCTTCATGGCTGCTTCTTGAAAATGTTTCATTAAATTGGGATCAGAACGGATTACTTCCTCTACATCAGGAAGTTTAGACTGTTTAAACATACTATTTGTTAAATGAAACATAAATGCACTTCCTGATAAACTCATAAATAAGCGTAATTCCGGTGCCATCTTTTTACCGGTTGATTTATATTTTTCATGCAATTCTTCAAATATATCATCATAATCGTCTATATTTTCATGAACTTGTTCAGACCAACCATCTAGTTTTACATCGAATGGATCAAAACGTGTATTTACAAATTCAACGCCAGTTACAAGTGCCATCATCATTTTGCGTTGAAAGCGAATACTGGCATCAATTTCTTTTTCACGTACAATTCTTTGATATTCTGCGCGCATTTCTTCAATATCCGATTGCATTGTGAATTTCCTAGGTAAACGATAACCTTTTGACTCCAGTCTATCCATTTGATATAATATTTCTTTCTTCTCTTGCATTTCTTGTTCCAAACGAGTACGTTCTGCTTGAAAACGTTTTTGCATATTATCTTCTTGATTATCGTAATTATCATCGTCTTCTTCTTCTTCACTTTGTGAGTGTGAATATTGTGGTGATGTATTTTTACGTTGTGTTTGCATCTGAGGAGGCATAGGACGTACTTTCTCAAATTCGCTTTCAGTTGAATATTCTGATGGTGTTGCACTGCCACTACCTGACATCGATAATACATCACCACTAACTTTTCTGCGATTAATTAATGAATCGGTACCTAGAGAAGGTCCACTAATACCAAAAATTGGAGTTGGAGTCATTGGTCTTCTCTGCGGAATTTGAAAAGTAGGCATACTACCTCCTATTTCAATAATATCATCATCCGATGCATCATTTATTACAATTGAATGTTGCATTCTCTATAGTCAAAGCCATAGATCTTTTAAATAGTTTTAGACGAGAGTCTAATATCTTCTGGAATAGTGAAATGTTTGCGCAACCAACTTATTGCCTGAAGAAAACTATCTGCCATATCATCCATTTTTTTGTAGCTACAAAATAAATTTAAAACTTCTGGATTTTTTTCTAAATATTTCTTTGTCAATTCAATTGCTAATTTTTTATTTTTTTTGTATCCTGCGCTTTTCTTTTGTTTTGCTGTTTTCTTCTCATTGTCTTCATTTTCATACTTAGATGGTTCTATACTTTTTATGATTTCATCATGTCCTTTTAATTTATCAGATGCCGATACAAGGTATACTTGTTTTGATAAACCTTCCCAGTGTTTTCTCAATTGAAAATATGTATAAATCATCATTTGTATACTTTTCATAGTACCATTTAAATTTGAAGGTTGATTTTCAAGTATAACATAATCTATCGGCACATCAATATCATATATTAAAGTATCTAATTCCAAAAATAATCTGCCAGATATTTCATTTAAAATAGGAGTCTTTTCTTCTTTTGCGGCAAGTGAAATAATTTTCCACGTTATTATATTAATTACATCTTTATTAATTGTTAATATACATACTGCAAGATTTTTAACACCAATATCGAAACTTATTATTGTTGCATCCATTTATTATATTAATATAATAATCTTTATTACAGTTTTGAAATTATCTTAATATGACTTGGAGTAAGATTAAGATTTAAATTAGACTTATCAATCATTGCTTGACCACATTGAATGCATCGAATAATCTTCGGAAAAATATTTTTTGAAGTACTAGGCGCAGGTGTATCCATTCTCTAATATTGCAAAAAAATCTTATCATTTTTTAGGATTAGGAAATGCAGAGTTTTATACAAATGTATAGCTACAAATCTGAAAAAGTTAATAATAAAAAACCAATTATAACTGAACAAAAATTACAAGCTAATATTTCAAAAGATGGTAAAATACATAATGGGAAATATACACAAAAAACTACAGGTGAAAAGAAAAAAACTAAGCGAGTTACTAAAGATAATCTCAAAAAACTACTTAAATTTTAGATTTTTTATGTCTTTTCCAAATCGCTTCTTGTATCTGTTTAATTACTGATATACTAAATGATCTTAAATTATTCTCTGTAATTAAACGTTTTAAATGCTTCCAAAATTCATCATTCTCATATGATACATTTAAATCTATTAACGATTTGCATTTTGTAGCTAACCAAGAATATTGTTTTGCAAGTACTCTCATACTATCATCATTTGGATCAGATATAGAACATAAAAGCCCTTGATTGACCAAGGTATAAATTATTTTTTGTATTTCTGGATGACCACGTGATTCTTGTGGAAAACCATGTAAAAGATTTTCAAATACAGCATAATTATAATCTGGGCATAATAATAATTTATCACCCCGATCCGTATATACTGCATTATTATCAATAATTAAAACGTTATTTTCCAATATATCGTGTTTATCTTTATTTGATAAAATTTTGTTTTTTGAAACTACACGCAATATTCTTGGAAATATTCGACTTATAGTTTTACGGTATGTACCTGCCGAATCGACTATACAATCTTTTCGTGTAAAAATAGGCCGTTGCATTTTAATCCCGTGTGTTTTTTCTATCCAGGTTATTTCTATATTTGCCCATGCTGCTTCACTCGCTGTATATACGAAAAAATACACATTATCATTATAAAATTTTTGCAATGTTTTTATAAAACTCCCAAATCCGGGACGAACAAGTTTTGCATTCGGATAAAATGCAGGCGGTATTTCATGCTGTTTATTAGGTTTAAAACCGTGTTTTTTTAAAGAATTATGTAAACTATATTGTTGTACTTGAAACTCTACATTACCTACTATAGTTCCATCTATATCAATTATAAATATTATAGGTAATACATTCATCTCCTTACTTAAATAATAAGATTATATTATGCACGCATTTTATTTATATAATAAAATATAAATAAAAAGTATGACATTATTTCTCGAATCTATATCTTCTATAAAAGATATAATAGAACAATATGAAAAACTTAAAGAAAATACGCATATAACAGATGAAATTGAAAAACAACAGAATATATTATATGAAATAATAGAAAAATATGATTATATTAGTGATCATTTTTATCCAGAAGAACTAATACAGCATAAAAACAGTATAGCAAAATTAGAAATTCTTAAAGAAGATATGCGCAAAATAAAAGAAGATGCAGAAGATGTATATGATAAGCAAGTATTTATGAATACTCTTAATATAATTATACTTGTATTGACATTAACTTGTACGAAAAAAGCGCTACAAATTAATTTGGAAAAAGAAAATGTTGTAGCCAATGTGAAGAATCTTTCAAATAACATTGATGAACTTTTAGAAAGTCTATATGGTAAGGCAAGACTATTTGAAGATAATAATTTAGCATTTAAGTTATGGTTATTATGTAATGGTCAAGATAAGGAATTTATTGGAAAAAACATATTTGTAGATAGACTTATATATTTAGTAAAAAAAGAAACTAAAGACAAATTCAAAATTGAATATGTTCAACGTGCAAAACTTTTTGCTCATAAAATAGATGGATGTATTGGCGGTATTCCTGATAAATTAATAAGTATCGATAAATTGAAATATGCTACAGATAATCTTCCTCAACATTTGACAATTAAAGAAATTCTCGGTTTAGATTGCAAAATTGTTAGAGCTGAAAAGAAAATGAAAGAAACTGCAGTAGTACAAGAATATGAACATAAATTAACAGAAATAATTTCAAAAGAATTTCATTTATATGGTACTGATAATGCAAAAATAGATGAATTCTTAATATGTAAAGAGTATGGCATAGGATTTGGATGGAGAGTCAAAGAAATCTGTACAAAAATAACGCCTCCGCAAGAAATAAAGAGAATATCAATTCAATTTAGAGCAAATAGTAAAATATCAGATCTTGGTGAATTGTCAAGTGTTAGATATACATTAAATAATGATATACCAAAATTAATGTATTTTATTGACAATGAAGAATTTCCCGATGGTCAATATGTATATCAAATAATAGAAAATATACAACCAAAAAGTAAATTATCGATTTATATGTGTTGTGGGATGTCGGAATCGGCATATTTAGGCATTAGCGGCCTAACAATTATTTATTTAACATCTTAATGGCAGTTTTATAAGCCACAAATTCACCCTTAATTTTTAAATATTTTGCATTACGATTGGAAATATAGATGCAACGTCTTCCATATTTTTCCGCAGTCTTCTTATATTTCTTATTATTTTTACCTCCACCATTCGGAGGCTCTCCACGTGGTGGTGATGGGAAGGCCTCTACTTGGTCTGCAATTTGAGGTAACCTCTCATCCACAACAGGCATCTCTATATCCCCAGGAGCAATAGTAGCCCCACGATAATATATTTTTCCCGTGGTCTTGCAAATCATACAGAATACAAACGCAAGAATAATTGTCATCATACTGTAATATTTTGATTGTGATACTATTAATTTTCTTCTATATTCACTATCTATAGATTGTAAAGCAATTATAATAGAACCAGTTTGACATATTTGTGTCTCATCAATCGGCAAAAGACCAGCCCTGCTTAACCAGGTAAGTGCGTCTATTTGATCAAAATTTAATGAATTAAAAGGGTCTTGATCTAAAGGTAAAGGGGTTGGAGGGGTTTCTGTCATATTCAAACTATAAAGAAATATTCCCGTGTTTTCATCTACAAAAAAATAGGGATATTTTTTAGTTGAAATTGAAACAGTACAAGTAATGTTTCCACTCGAAAGATCCTTAAGTAGTTTTTCTAAAGAATCTATTGCTTTTTTCAATTTCCAGGGCGTGGGACCTAGAGTATTTATATCTGGAGCAACTATACCAGAATATCGATTCTGGTTATCTGCTTCATCGTTGCCAGGAACATTATAACCAAGTGAAATATTACTCTTACTCAAAAACTTCTGTACCATATCAAAATCGCTGCTATTTAATAATCCTGTACTTTTTATCGAATTAACTAGTTGTTCTACCGACGCAGTATCCGAAGTAAAATTTTGGGCGTTTACTAAAAATTGTAATCCCAATAAAGCATATACAAAACCTCTAAGCCAGCCATTACCCTTCTCTTTTAAATTATGTGGTCTACCTATATATTCTCGTCTACTACAGCTTGGTGCTGTTGCTGGACGCCGGCGTCGTACATCCACTGTGTCGCGCATCGGATACATTGGTGCCATTGGTGCCATTGGTGCCATTTTTTTGAATGATGACATTATACTTTATCTAAACATATTCTATATTTTATTTTATCCAGAGCACATTACACATCCTTCTGGATTATCACGACGACAAGCCTGTACTTCTTCTTCGCTAAATTTTGTAGCTTCAAGGGTAAATGCGGTTATCTTAGCTTTATTCCGTGATCGTAAATAATACATTCCGGTTTTTAGACCTTTCTTCCAGCCATAGAAATGAACATTTGTCATCTTTGTAAAATCGGGATCTTCCAAATGAATATTTAGACTCTGTGATTGACATACATATGGCGCTCTATCTGCTGACTGATCTATTATTATTTTCTGTTTAATTTCCCACACTGTCTTATAAAGTGATCGAATGCTCTCGGGTATTTCAGAAATATGCTGCACACTACCATTTCCTCCTAGAATTTTATCTTTCATTTGAATATCCCATAAACCCAACTTGAGTAAATCATCTATAAGATGTTTATTAATAATGGTAAATTCACCAGCTAATGTCTGACGCTGATATATATTACTTGTAAAGGCTTCAAATGATTCATTAAAACCGAGAATCTGACTTGTTGTAGCAGTTGGCATAGGCGCCAACAATGTACTATTGCGCAATCCATACATCTTTATTTCTTCTTTTAATGCATTCCAATCAAGAAATCCATTTACTGTTTCGGGTTCTGTTATTCCCCACATATCATATTGTAATTTTCCTTCCGATGCAGGCGATCCTACAAAACTACTATATGTTCCACTCAAAGAACTAGTGCCGAGATACTCCTCCTCTGGAATCATATTCAAATATTTTATTATATATTCTTTGCGCTCTTGAATTGTTTCGGGATTATCTAATTCAATTCTCATTTCACTGCGTTTCTTAGATATGGCTACTGATGCAGTTAGAGCAGCGTGATATATTGTAGCAAATATTTTTTTATTTAGATCTATTGCATCTATGCTTTCAAAAGGATATCCCATGAGCACAAAGACATTTGCAAGTCCCTGTATACCAATTCCGATTGGACGATGACGTAAATTACTAGTGCGAGTTTCTGGAGTGGGATAAAACGTCTTATCAATTACTTTATTCAAATTACGAGTAATAACTTGCGTTACACGATGCAACTCAGCGAAATTGAAAGTCTTATCTTTTACAAATGTCGGCAATCCAATACTAGCTAGATTGCATACTGCAGTTTCCTCTCTATTTGACATTAATGTTATTTCTGTGCAATTTCCAGCGATAACTCCATTAAATATTCCTGTATGCTTCAATGGCTCATTAAAACAATATGTATCATCATATTCATTATTATCTTCTACATTTTTAATTTTTATAGTAGTATCATTTGTCTTAGACGAATTTATATTCGTAGACTTCGTAGACAATCCGATACTCTTTAGATGATTTAGTCCTATATCATCAATGGATATATAGTAAAAATCTCCTTCATTCTTGATTTCCCCACAATTTACACCAAGTGTTTGAAGCATATAGTATATATTTCTTATAAATTCAAAATTAATTGAAGTAAATTCAATGCTCTTATTTTCACGGAAATATCCTTCTAGCCATCTTAATTTAGTATTGATTTCGGCATTCAATGGTACTATAAATTTATTTTCTACACCTAGGTCTGTTGCTGTTCCATTCGCTATTGTAGGTAGATTAAATTTGATAATTTTCATACCACTTACAAGATCTTTGGCTTCTATAATTAAATTATTTTCAATATGAAACTTATGATATGGTGTACATCTCAGTGACAATCCATTTGAAAATTCAACAGTAAGTAATTTTTGCATTTCTCCAGTTTTTACTACAGTGACTTTACTAAATTGAATACCATTCCATACATTTGCAATACCATTATTTGTTTCAGCAACCTCTTTAATATTCTTGTAACCTCCATCGGTCATTATCATAGTTTCAGAAGCAACACACAAATTACTCGATTTAATAGTTCCAAGATTTTTCTGATTACTTTTTATATTAACAGCATCTTTATAAAGCATATATGGTGTACCTGTTTCAATTTGTGATCTCATAATCGAATAGAAAAGCGTCTGCGCCTTAACCTTTTTACGATATTTTCCTTCAGATTCATATTTCTCATAAAGTTTCTCAAATTCTTCTCCATACGATGAAGTCAAACCAGGACATTCATCCGGACACATTAAAGACCAATCAGCATTGGCATCTATGCGTTTCATAAAAAGATCAGGAACCCACATTGCTGTAAATAAATCATGACAACGTTCTTCGTGATTTCCACTGTTTTTACGCAAATCGAGAAAACTCTCAATATCCGCATGCCACGGTTCAATATAAACAGCAATACTGCCGTTTCGCTTTCCAGAATTATGAACAATCCCCATATCTGTCAAATAATTATGATTATCCTTCATATTAAAATCATATACATCTCCTTGAAATACTTCATATTCTATTTTTTGAATGCGACTCCATAAAATATTATTATATCTAAAGAAACAGAAATGGTTTGATGGCGATGGTTTAAAATTATCACCGAAAACTGCTTTTAGAATAGAGTGTTTTGGAACGCGTAATACATAAGAGTCAAAATTTGATTTTATATATCCAGAAGATAGCACTCCTATTCTTAGAAGTAAATAACGAATTGCATAAATTAGTTCTTTTGATGTATTATATAAATAAATATCGTTACCTTCCTCTTTATCTGTTTCAAAGATACCTTTTAATAAAGAATATGTTTTTTCAAAAGGAAGATTAAGATATTTCGCAAGCGGTCTTTTATATTTTTTATCATCATAAATATCATCATATGTAATATTAAGAATTTCTCTATTCTGTATCCACCGAATTTGATACGTTGACTCATTTTTATTTGTCCAGAAATGAATACCTTTCTGTGTTAAAAATTCGCAAACAAATCCGAATATTTCATTTTTCTTATGTCCAATAGTAATTGCAAATTCTATACTATTACAATTTTTACGTTTAATCGCATGACCATCATCGCTGAGTAATATACCATAAAATCTAAAGAATTCTACAGATTCATTATAATCAATAATTTCTCTTGGAATAGAATATCCTATAAAATCTGTTTCTATTAATTCACCTGCTGATTTATATTCAGGAAAAGACAATTTTGCATCAAGTTTATCAAATATTTCAGAATATTTAGTCCTCGTATCTTCGCCAGAAATTACATAAATTTGATGTTCTTTTGTAACATATACCGGTTCGATTGCATTTTTTGGTTTAATTTTAATAATTTCTTTATTGATATTATTTTTACAAATTTGTAATACAGGTTTTAGTGAACCATCAATTGTTATAAGTTCATCTCCAATTACTATATCTTGCATTTGCTTTGGTCCGTTTTTTCCATATACAATTGTATTACCTCGAAAACATTGATTTACGTGTCGTCCGGTTGCATTATATACACGTAACATTGGTACAATACCGGTACTTTGCCCATTTGTACCGCGAATATAACTACCTGTTGCGCGAATATCGTGAATATGCATACCAATACCTCCAGCATACTTACTAATTTGCGCACAGTCACCAAGAGTCTTATACATCCCCGTAATAGAATCCTCCATTGCAATCAAATAACAACTCGACAATTGTGGTCTAGGAGTACCTGCATTAAACAAAGTAGGTGTTGCGTGAGTAAAATACCGTGTGCTCATTAATTCATATGTTTCAAGAGCTTCTTTTAAATCCCATCCGTGAATTCCTAAAGCCACACGCAATATCATATGCTGTGGTCTTTCGACAATCTTACCATTAATTTTCAATAAATAAGATCTTTCAAGTGTTTTAAAACCGAAATAATCATAGTTATAATCACGATCATAATTTATTATGGTATTCAGTTTTTCCTTATGTTTCTGAACAATTAAATAGAGCTCTTCGGAGATTAATGGATTATGTTTATTATGGATATCTGTTGCATTATAAAGTAGATTTACTGTTTCACTGAATGATGGTGAAGTTTTCTTATGATGATTACTTATAGCAATTCTTGCAGCAACAATTCCATAATCAGGATGTTTAGTAATTAATTGCGCACATAACCGCGCGGCTTCATCATCAAGTGTACTTGTTTTAACACCATCGTGAATTCGAGAACATACTTTTTGAGCTATTTCAATACCACTTACATTTAATCCCTTGCATAAAGAATCAATTCTTTTTTGCACTTTATACAAAGATACATCTTCATAAGTATTATCGCGCTTTAAGACGCGCATGCTTATAAGTTAAAAATAATGTAATTCTTAAATTCATTTTTTTATATATCGTTAGTTGGTATATTTGGACATACACCAGTCCACGGAATACCACATTCTCTAGCATATTGGCATCTTAATGAATTTGGATTATCAGGGAAATTTGTTTCATCCATTTGAGCTAATAAATTTGGATATACTACATCACAATTTAAAGTACCTGCATTTACAGCAATACTACCATCTGTTGATACTACAGCATTAACTCCATTTTTACCATTTTGACCAGCAAAATTTTTATATAAATATGTCTTTGCAGGTAATGTTTTAGGACTACTAATTGCCGTATTTTGTACATTATATAGACCATTATATAATTGACGAGTTGTAGCATCTTTAATCTTCTGTCCATAAACATTAGTTTGATCAGTAATACCATAGGTATTTGCCCCATTTTTAGTGGAATTTAAATCATATACATTCGTATCCGGTACACACTGATATTGCATTAAATACATATTTTTATTTGTAACTAATGACGAATCATTTAATATACTATCTGGTGTTTTCTGTAATTTCCAGAAATCCGGGCATATATCACCATCATATGTATTTGTATTAGTTACAGATGGTTTAAATGTAGTAATTTGTATTACCAATAGCAATACTATAAATAATATTCCACCTATTAATGTTGCTGTAAAAGGCATTAAATAACCGGATAATATAACTTTACCTTGATCGCTAAATATTGCAATTAATAATAATAATAATGCAAAAGTGCCATATACACAGCATAATATTATAGAAGTTTTAAACCAGGCAGCACGTTGACTTATAAATTTTTTAGCATCAGTATCAGTCATTTGAATAGTTGGATACGATGCTTTAACATTCGCTATTTGATCATCCATACTAGTCATCTTATCTTCTATATTCACATAAAAGATTTTATTTCAAGAGTCTTTGTACCTTTTGTGCTTAATAGGGAAGGAATTTCGAGTGGCATCGGTAATGTACTAGCATCTCGTTTATAGGTTTCATATTGATATAAATTACTTAAAATTTCTGGAACAGCTGCATCAAGAACTCGCTTGTTTAATTCGCGAGTTTGGCCGATACAATCTATATCTAAGTTTTTACCATATTGCAAATATATTGAACGCATAATAATTTTTAATTCTTGATCACTTTGTCTACCAATAATATATCTATTATTTGATTGAGTATATACTTTATAGCGTATGCCTTCTTGCAAAGCATTAATATTTGTTGCAGAAAAGAATAATTCTGTTAATTGATTTGATGTAAATTGCCCTTGTATAGCCTCTTTTGAATAATATCTATTATCGACAGGAGCCGTTTTATAACTTTCTATATTAAGTTTCGGAGAAGATGTTATTATATCTACTCGACCATTTAATTGACTAGAATTAGTTAATAAACCTGCATAATTTGTATCAAGTGTTGCAAAGTTTTGTGATAAATGACTCATTAGACCTGTTTCTATATTTAATCTGGATATAAAATTTTCATAAATTAACTATAGAAAGAATATGTCTTCATTTTTAAAAATCAATCATATTACTATTATTAAAAATAATGTTACTGAAATAAATAAAACTCTTTCCCATCATTTAGAAGCTTTATGTAGTAATATAGCATCTATTATATCTGCATTAGGAACACTACATAATAATAATGTTAATGATATGATTATTAAAGAAGCTAAAAAATATATAAAAACAGTATGCAAAATAAGAACACAAAAAGGAGGTACATCTATGCCTTCTGATTATTACGGTTATGAAAATAATATATATAGTTCTGCAAATGAAAATACTGGTACTATAACCGGTAATATAGATTTTAATAATGGTATACAGCGGCCTCAATTAGGCCCACAAGAAGGTGGAGCTAAAAATATATATGATCTTTCTATGAAGAGAAAAGTTAAATATATATTAAATGTTAATAATATTAATATTTCGAAAGATACATTTGATGATTTAATGAATATTATAAATGATAATTTATATTGTCTTCTTAAAGATTTACACAAACTGCAACCTGTCTCAATAGATAAATTAGAAAAACTAATGAGAAAAAAACAATATGCAGTATTTAATTAGAGAGTACTTAAAAATTTGATTTCTTTTTATATAATAGTTCATTACACTATGAACGGATTCGTTTTCACTATTGACGGATCTATTGGAGCTGGCAAAAGTACAGTTCTTGAATATCTTCATAAAAATTATAACATATCAATAGATCTTGAACCCGTCGATAAATGGGTTCCTTTTTTAAAAAGAATGTATGATGAAAAGAAAGGTACTTTCGAGTTTCAAATTCGTGTTTGGCTGGATAGATGTTGGATTCAGCCTAAACGTCACGTAAATATTATAATAGAACGCTCACCTTTTTTTCAGAAAAAAGTATTTATTGAAGCTTCTATTATGGATAAGAAAATTACAGAAAGTGAGCGAAATATATTAAATGAAATGTACGATAAGACTATGCAATTATGGTGTCCACGGGGATATATATATTTACGCTCTAATCCAATAAAATGTGCAGAACGTATTAAGATACGTGGCAGAAATTGCGAATCTAATATTTCTATTGAATATTTGCAGAAACTTCACGATTTACACGAAAAAGCATATATGATTGCATCTGCACAATGTATGCCTATAATATGCATTGATATTGAAGATAAATCAATTGAAAAAGTTAGTGAAGAAGTCTTCGTTGCTTTACAAATTCTAGGAATTAGAATTAAGAAAAAATAAATATTATGTACTTTACCTATTATATCGAAGATAAAAAATGAAAATAGTAAAAATATTTTTGTTATTCTATTCTAACTAACGCATAATGGACAAGAAATATAAAAAACATAAGTTACGTGATCATATTTATGAAATTCCAGGTACATATATAGGTTCTATTGAACATACAACCCTTGATACATTTATATATGATCAAGAAACTAAAAAATTTGCAATTAAAACTATTACATATGTACCAGGACTCTATAAAATTTACGATGAAATTGTTGTAAATGCACTAGATCAAATTACACGTCTTAAACAAGATAAAGAAACTGAAAATATCCGTCACGTAAAAAATATAAAATTTACTATTGATAAAGAAAATGGTATAATTGAAATAGAAAACGATGGCGATGGTATAGATATAGATGTTCTCTCAGATGGAATATATATTCCACAAATGATATTTGGCGAATTATTGACATCAACTAATTATACAGAAAAAGATGTTGAAAAACTGGTTGGAGGTGTAAATGGGTATGGTTCAAAATTGACAAATATCTTTAGTCTTGAATTTACAATTGAAACAGTCGATCATCGACGAAAGAAAATATATAAACAGACTTGGAGAGATAATATGAAAATTGCAGAAAAAGCAGAAATTAAATCCTATGCAAAAATACCATATACAAAAATTAGATTCATACCAGATTATAAACGTTTCGGACTTGATGGGATGACTGATGATATATACGACTTATTCTATAAGCGTGCACTTGATGCCTGTGCTACAAGTGATCCATCTGTATCTGTTTATTTCAATGGTGCAAAACTAGAAGTAAAAAGTTTTGAAAAATATGCAGATTTATATCTTGGTGATAAGAAAGAAACATCGCGGGTATATGAAGCTTGCGGCGAAAGATGGGAAATTATTGCCGCACCGAGTCCTTATCAGAGATTTGAACAGGTATCATTTGTTAATGGGATTAATACTGTAAGAGGCGGTAAACATGTTGATTATATTAAAAATCAAATTGCAAAATCACTCGTCGAAATGGCAGAATCTAAGAAGAAGACAGTAAAACAACAGCATATTATCGATAATTTATTTATATTTGTAAAATGCCTAATTGTTAATCCAGCATTTGATACACAAACAAAAGAAGCTCTCACAACTCCTATGAGTAAATTCGGTTCTAAATGTGAGCTTGATAAAAAATTCTTTTTAGCGCTATATAAAAGCGGAATTATTGAGAAAGCTGCTAGTTTGACAGATTTTCATCAAGATAAGAAGGCAGCTAAAACAGATGGCAAAAAAACATCACGAATTAATGTAGAAAAGCTAGATGATGCGAATGATGCAGGTACAAAAAAAAGTAGCGAATGTACTCTTATATTGACAGAAGGAGATTCGGCAAAAGCATTGGCGATATCAGGTCTTTCCATAATAGGCCGAGGCAAATATGGCGTTTTCCCATTGCGTGGAAAAGTTATGAATGTAAAAGATGCGACTGCTGCTAAAATAGCTGAAAATAAAGAAATTACTGATATAAAGAAAATTCTAGGATTGCAAAATGGCAAAGAGTATAAAGATGTTTCAGAATTGAGATATGGACACGTTATGTTATTATGTGATCAGGATACAGATGGATCTCATATCAAAGGGTTAATATTCAATGTATTTCAAACACTATGGCCATCTTTATATAAAATGGAAGGATTCCTGGTGTCTATGTTAACACCTATTATGAAAGCAACACACGGCAGCAAACAAATTCTCAGTTTCTATAATATGAATGATGCAGATAAATGGATCGATGAAAAGAAAAAATCTTCAGGTGGCCTTAGCGGATGGTCTTTCAAATATTATAAGGGACTTGGTACATCGACGTCTGAAGAAGCAAAAGAATATTTTAAACAAATGAAAAAGACTCTATATAACTATACAGGCGAATTATCTGATGAAACAATGGATCTGGCTTTCAATAAGAAACGCCCAGATGATCGCAAGAAATGGCTTCATGAATATAATCCAGAAAACGTTCTTGATTATACTAAACCAAATATTACATACGAAGATTTCGTAAATAAAGACCTTATACATTACAGTAATCGCGATCTTGAAAGATCTATTAATCACGTATGCGATGGTTTGAAAGAATCTACTCGTAAAATATTATTTGCAGGTTTCAAGCGAAGGTTGTTTAGCAAAGAAATGAAAGTTGCACAATTTGGAGCATATACCGCGGAGGTATCTGCATATCATCATGGAGAAAATTCATTAATGGAAGCAGTAATAGGCATGGCTCAAAATTACGTAGGGTCAAATAATATTAATTTGTTTGTACCCAATGGCCAATTCGGTACACGTTTGAAAGGAGGCGATGATCATTCTGCACCACGTTATATTTTTACAAAATTGAGTGATTTGGCTCAAGTAATATTTAATGAAGCGGATTCTAATGTACTCGAATATAATTACGATGATGGTAAAGAAATTGAGCCGAAATATTATATTGGAGTAATACCAATGGTTCTTGTAAATGGTGCAATCGGGATTGGAACAGGATTTTCTACAAATCTACCTTGCTATAATCCCATAGATATAATTAATGTATGTCGAAATATTGCAAATACAATTACAGATGATATTCAAGAAATTGAACTAGAAAATAAAATAAATGAAATTGAAATAGATGACCTAATACCGTGGTTTAATAATTTCAAAGGCAAAATTCTCAAAAATGAAAAAGGATCATACGAGAGTCACGGTGTATATTCGTGGATTAAAGATGATGTTATAGAAATTACAGAATTACCAATAGGAACTTGGACAGATGATTATAAAGATTTCTTGATAAAATGTATAGTAAATAATAACCCCGTTCTAAAAGATTTTGAAAGTCATTACACTGATATATCTGTAAAATTTATACTAAAACTATATCCGGGTGTTCGCCAAGGTATTGAAAGTAATTTTGATACAGAATTCAAACTAGTTAGTACAAAGAATCTCAATATAAATAATATACACCTTTATAGTGAAAAAGGTGCAATTAAAAAATATGCAAATACTGGTGAGATTTTTAAAGATTTTGCAAAAGTGAGAATTATTAAATATCGTAAAAGAAAAGAAAATCAACTTGAACGTCTTCGGAAAGAATATATTATTGTATCTGCAAAGGTAAGATTTATTTGCGAATATATACAAGGAATTATAATTCTCATTGGAAAGAAAATTACAGAAGTTGAAAAGCAATTGAATGAATTGAATTATCCAAATATAGAAAATGAAAATGAAGAGCCAAATTATGATTATTTAACAGATATGCCTTTGAAAACATTAACAAATGAAAAGAAACTAGCACTCGAAAAGCAAGAACATTCTATTAAAATGAAAATTGAAGAATTAGAAGCAAAAACAATTAGCTCAATATGGCTAGACGAATTAAATAATATAGAAAATATTTGGAATAAATCTAAATCAAAATGCAGATAAAAGATTTCTTTATTTTTATAGTTGTATTTAGCATAAAAACATTTTAATCTTTTAGAAAACCAAGTTTTTTCATCTTAATGCAGTTAATAAGATCGGTATTCTGTTATTTTGTAGATCGTTCACTTCAGTAAACTGATAATTATCCCAATATTCCCAAGTTTCCCAGGTTTCCCAAGTTTCATATGTAGCCCAGCTAATAACATCATCATCTTCTTGTTCTCTTAATGCAGCTAATAATATTGGTATTTTGTTATTTTGTAGATCGTTCACTTCAGTAAACTGATAATTATCCCAATATTCCCAAGTTTCCCAAGTTTCCCAAGTTTCATATGTAGCCCAGCTAATAACATCATCATCTTCTTGTTCTCTTAATGCAGCTAATAATATTGATATTTTGTTATCTGGTATATGCTGTTTAGGAAGTGTTTTGTATTCTTTTAATGCGGCTAATAATATTGGTATTTTGTTATCTGGTATATGCTGTTTAGGAAGTGTTTTGTATTCTTTTAATGC